TAAGTGGTAATACTTCTAGTGTAACATTGACGCAAGATAGTAGTACCTCACAAAATTATTATCTTTACCAAAATTGTTCACAAACTTCTTGCTCAGCGACAGTCACACAGAACTAAATAGGAATATGAAAAAGTTTTTTACTCATTGGACATTTGCTTTTGTTACCTTGTTTGCCTTGACTTGGATAGGTTTACAAGACCCACAAATAAAAGAAATTCTTAGGTTAAAATCATTTGACCTACAATTCCAGTCACAACCAAAAGAAGTTTCACAAGACATTGCTATTGTAACTATTGACGAAAAGGCAATAGAATTACATGGTCAATGGCCGTGGAAAAGAGATGTACTAGCAGGTCTAATAGAAGAATTAAGACAGGCAGAGGTTGGTGTTATTGTATTGCCTATATTGTTTTCAGAGGAAGATAGATTAGGTGGTGATGAAGCATTTGCAAACGCATTGAATGGTAATTTTGTAGTCGTAGCACAAACAGGTTCACATCAAACAACACAAAACGGATATCCTAGAGGTGTTGCCAAGATTGGTAATCCTTTAGACTTTTTATTTGAATGGCCAGGTATGGTTGGTCCTATTTTAGAAGTAGGTTCAAATGCAGCTGGTGTTGGTACAACAAATGTATCGCCAGAAATTGATGGTGTTGTTAGAAGAATGCCGTTACTTATGAAAATAGGTAATGATGTTTATCCAAATATTGCAATAGAAGTTATTAGAACAGCAACTGGTGACCCTAGTTACCAAGTTAAGGCAGACGCAGGTGGTATTATTGCTATGAGAGTACCAGGTTTTGCAACAATCAATACAGACGGTAATGCCAGAATATGGTTGACTTGGAATAAAGAATATCCTACTATATCATTAGCAGAGGCAGGTCCAGGTGCATTTGATGAACTAAAAGGTAAGACTGTAATAATTGCCATGACAGCTGAAGGATTAGGTGGTGTGATTGCAACACCAACAGGAAGTAATTATGATTATGTCGCAGTTGCCTCAACACTTCAAACAGTTATTGATGGTGTTAATATAGAAAGAGGTGACTTTTTATTAGAATTGGCTGTTGCCTTTCTAGTAGGAACCTGTATAATAGTCCTTACAAGATTTACTCCATATTATGTAGTTGGTTTAATTATGGTTGCCTTTTCAGCGGCAGCCGTGTATAGTACAATACATTTCTTTGGTAAAAATCAATTAGTAGATGTTACATGGATATTAGTAACTATATTGTTTGTTGGCTTACATAGTATATTCAACAGATTTATTTTAGAATTTAGATTAAAACAACAGATAAGAAAACAATTTGAATCGTATCTCGACCCTAGACAAGTTGCCATATTACAAAAAGACCCTAGTAAATTAAAACTAGGTGGTGAAAGAAGAGAGATGTCATTCTTATTCATGGATATTGTAGGGTTTACACCTATTTCAGAATATTACAAGAATAATGATGACCCCGAAGGACTTGTAGGTGTTATAAACGATTACTTAAATAGAATGAGTAAGATAGTATTAGACAATGGTGGTACGATTGATAAGTACATGGGCGATTGCATAATGGCCTTCTGGAACGCACCCCTTGACTGTCCTAATCATGCGGAGATGGCTGTTAAGTCAAGTATAGAGTGTGCTAAAGAAACTGCCAAATTAAAACAAGAATTTAAAGATAAAGGACTACCAGAAATCAACATAGGTTCAGGTGTAAACACAGGTACTTGTATCGTTGGTAACATGGGTAGTGACATGAGATTTGATTATTCAGTCATTGGTGACGCAGTTAACTTAGCTGCTAGACTAGAGGCTGCGACACGAAATTACAAAGAAAAAGATGGTAATATCGTGGCAACATTATATTCTTCTTATACAATGGAACAATTAAAAGATATTGAGTCTATTGAAGTTGACAAAATCAAAGTCAAAGGTAAAGAAGAATTAATAACAATTTATAAACCTGTGATGAAAGAAGGAGGTGCTTAACTTATATCATAAAATTTTCTAACTAAAAAAGGAGGTCTATTGACAAGATTACAACATAGGAAACTATATCAAGTAATTAAGAAGAGAAGACGAGCGGACCATAGAACAAGATTATATTTAATATTTGAAAGGTGGATCCAGATTAGAAAACAAAAAGATAGAAGAAGGAGGAAAACGCAGAAAAAACTTTACATGATGAAAAGATGTGAGGAATTAAACATTCGTTTAACAGCGTAAAAACCTAAATAAAAGTAGAGGTCAATATAGAAAAGCGATAGCTCCAATTATGCTATCATCAAGTAAGAAGTGTTAGACCTCATATTCCGTCCTTGCAAGGATTGTTAAGCATTAAACGAGAGAGAACAAATGGCAGAGAATAGTACAGACCTCAAAGTAGAAATTACGGGGTTGAAGAAAGACATTGAACAGGTCAATAACCTCAATGGTAGATTAGACACTGCTATTGAAAAGTTAACAGATGTATCCACATCTATTAAACAAATGCTTGCTGTTCACGAAGAAAAGATACAAAGACAAGAACAGATAGACGAAATTATCTTTGAAAAATTAAAAGAACGAGCTGGTGAGATAGACGCCGTTCATAGAGAATTATCTAAAGAAATCCAACAAACAGAAAAGAAATTACTTTTAGAAATACGCCAAATGAAGCTTGACATTGGCGGTAGAGTTGGTATACTAGAGAAGTATAAATGGTTAGTATTAGGTGGTTCAATCGTAATAGGTTGGATATTATCATCTAATTTTAAAACCATAATAGAAATGATGAACTAGGACTGGTAAGTCCTGGTTAAAAAAACAGCGCTGGAAACCTCGGTGCTATTTTTTCGCTGGAAAGTTTTTTCCACCATTGACAAATGAATTAGTTTAGTGTATTATGTGAAGTTGCTATGTCGAGTTATATTGATTTAAAATTTATTAACGAAGTATCTGCCAGATTGTCGCAGTTTAAGAAGAAAGGTGATTACCTTTTTAACTTTAGATGTCCACATTGTGGTGATTCTAAAAAGAACAAGACAAAGGCCAGAGCCTACTTCTATAGAGTGAAAAATGATATGTTTTTCAAATGCCACAACTGTGGTGAAGGACAATCTTTTTCCAATTTTCTAAAATTTGTAGATAGTAAAAAATATGAACAATACCTATTAGAGAGATACAAAGGGTCGGCACCCTCCACGCCTCAGCCGAAGTTTACAAACTTTAAACCAGAATTTAAAGAGGTAGACATACTGAATGGTCTTCAATCAGTTAGCGAACTAAAAGAAGGCCATCCAGTTTTAGATTATGTTTTGAATAGAAAGATACCCGAATCGTATCATTCAAAATTATTTTTATGTAATAAGTTTATGGCATTTGTTAACAAAGTGAAGCCAGATACTTTTACTCATACGAAAGGTGAACATCCAAGATTGATTATACCTTTCTATGATACAGACGGAAAAGTTTTTGCTTTTCAAGGCCGAGCATTTGGCAAAGAACAACCAAAATATCTAACAATTAAGTTAGACGAGAATAAACAAAAAGTTTATGGTTTAGATACTGTTAACTTACAAGAACCTATTACTATAGTCGAAGGACCAATAGATAGTATGTTTTTAAATAATTGTTTGGCGGCTGCAGGTGCAGACTTGACATTAAGAATAGAACCTGATAATATAACATATATATTTGATAATGAGCCGAGAAACAAAGAGATTATAAAAAGAATGTATGATGTTGTTGAGAAAGATTACAACCTTGTCGTGTGGCCAGATGACATGCGACATAAAGACATAAACGATATGATTCTATCTGGAATGAGTAAGGCTGAGGTGCAAACTATTATAAGTAACAACACCTTTGCTCAGTTAGAAGCGTTAACCAAATTAAGTTACTATAAGAAATGTTAGGAGAGATGAATGGTAAATAAAGAGATTTTAAATGTACAGAAAAGAAACGGCAGAGGTAGTGAACCTCTTAACATTGAAAAGATACATGAAATGGTGGAGTATGCTTGTGAAGATATAACAGGTGTTTCTTCATCACAAGTTGAGATGTCAAGTGGTCTACAATTTTATGATGGTATGACTACAGATGAAATTCAAAAAATTCTAATCAAGTCCGCTTCAGACCTTATCTCTTTAGACAATCCTAATTATCAATATGTAGCCGCTAGACTATTACTCTATAGTTTAAGAAAACAAATTTTTCGTAGATTGTGGGACCACCCACATATTTTTGACCATGTTAACAAATGTGTTGATAAAGGTATTTACGATAAAGAAATTCTATCATGGTACGATAAAAAAGATTTTGATAGAATGGAAAACTGGATTTCGCATGAGAGAGATTATGATTTCACTTATGCTGGTCTACAACAAGTCGTTGACAAATATCTAGTACAAGATAGAAGTACAGGCGAGTTATTTGAAACACCACAATTCATGTACATGATGATTGCAGCTACTTTGTTTTCAAAATATCCAAGTAACAAAAGGATGAGTTATGTTAAAAAGTATTATGACGCTATTTCAAAATTTAAAATCAATATTCCTACTCCGGTTATGGCCGGTGTTAGAACACCTATTAAGCAGTATGCTAGTTGTGTGTTGGTTGATGTTGATGATACTCTTCCATCTATTTTCAGTAGTGATATGGCTATTGGCAATTATGTTGCACAAAGGGCTGGTATTGGTATTAATGCCGGCAGAATCAGAGGAATCAATTCCAGAATTAGAGGCGGTGAGGTCCAGCACACAGGAGTTGTACCGTTCCTCAAAAAGTTTGAGGCAACAGTTAAGTGTTGTACTCAAAACGGTGTTCGTGGAGGGAGTGCAACGGTTCACTTCCCTATTTGGCACAAAGAAATAGAAGACATTATTGTTTTAAAGAACAATAAAGGGACAGAGGATAACAGAGTTAGAAAATTAGATTATTCAATTCAGTTGTCTAAATTATTTTATGAGAGGTTTATAAATGATGAAGATATTACTCTCTTCTCTCCACATGAAGTACCAGAACTTTATGAGGCATGGGGAAGTGAAGAATTTGACGAACTATACAAAACAGCAGAAAGAAAGACAAGCGTATCTAAAAAGAAAGTGTCAGCACAAACCTTGTTTTTTGACATGCTCAAAGAAAGAGCTGAAACCGGAAGAATTTACATAATGAACATTGACCATTGTAATACTCATTCTAGTTTTAAAGATAGAGTTTACATGTCAAACTTATGCCAAGAGATTACATTGCCTACAGACCCTATTCAACATATTGACGGTAAAGGTGAGATTGCATTGTGTATTTTAAGTGCAATCAATGTTGGTAAGATTGGTTACCTAGATGAATTAGAAGGATTATGTGACCTTGCTGTTAGAGCATTAGAAGAGATTATCGACCATCAACAATATCCAGTTAAGTCTGCTGAAGTATCTACGAAAGCAAGAAGAAGTCTTGGTATTGGTTATATTGGTCTTGCACATTATCTAGCAAAACACAAATTAGGTTATGATGAAAAAGAAGCGTGGAAAGAAGTTGATGAATTGACAGAGGCATTTCAATTCTATCTATTAAAAGCAAGTAATGAGGTTGCCAAAGAAAAAGGTCCTTGTGAATATTTCCACCGTACAAAATATTCAGATGGTATCTTACCTATTGATACCTACAAAACAGAGGTAGATGAAATCGTTAAGAGAAAACTATCTATGAAATGGGAACAATTAAGGAAAGACATCAAAGAGCACGGACTAAGACATAGCACCTTATCTGCTCAAATGCCATCTGAATCTTCTTCCGTGGTTTCAAATGCAACAAATGGTATTGAACCACCTAGAGATTATCTAAGCATTAAGAAATCTAAAAAAGGTACATTAAAACAAGTTGTACCAGATTATCAAAGATTAAAGAACTTTTATACTCTATTATGGGACATGAAAGGGAATGAAGGATATATAAATATCGTTGCAGTAATGCAAAAGTATTTTGACCAAGCGATTAGTGGTAATTGGTCTTACAATCCAGAAAATTATGAAGACAATCAAGTGCCAGTATCAGTAATGGCTCAAGACCTATTGTCAACATACAAGTATGGTTGGAAGACTTCATATTATCAGAATACTTATGACGCTAAAAAAGATATTGACGAACCATCTCATAGTTTGGGTTGGAAAGATAATGTTCAAGAACCATTGCAAAACTACGGCTCTGAAATTTTAGGTAATAAATTAGAAGACGAAGAGAATTGCGATAGTTGTACAATATAGAAAGGATAACTTATGGCATATTTGTGTGTCAATGTACCTCATGTTGATGTGTACATTAAAAAAGAGTATCTATATGATGGCCAAAAAGGACATGGTGAGTTAGTTGAGGGTGTATGGGTTACAGCAAAGTCTATACAAGGCAGAGCATTATACTTTGAAACTTATATTCCTGAATATGGTGCTTTATATGACAAATTGCCTATTAGTGCGTTTACATGGAAAAAAGAAGTAACAGAGGATGTTCCTCTAACAGAGCTACAGTTATGGGATTGTTTCAGTTATGATATTGCAATTGTCGAAAAGCAAATGTTATCAGGCAACCAATGTAAGTATTTGTCGCCAAGTAAAAAATGGTATAAAGGTTGGTATATGTTTACAATTGATAATGCGAATAGTACGAATTTAGAAAGAAATGTGACTTATAGTGAAGTACCATCACAACATAAGTCGTTTAATATTTTAAGGTTAGAGAATGGCCATTTTGCCGCTCAACCTAACAACAGAGTTATATTCTATGACAAGAGTTATACTCCTAGCGAATTGAAGTTTCCAGACTTCAAGGTGTCCACGCAAGAGTATAGTGTAGAATGTGAACAGAAATGGACAGCAGGTGATGACGATAACTATTTTTATGATATCAAGGAGAGAAAAGATTAATGTCAAGAAGTGTATTTAACAAAGATAAAAATTTAGACCAAATGAAACAACCTATGTTTTTTGGTGAAGACTTACAAGTACAACAATATAGTGATATGAAATATCCTATATTTGATAAGTTGAATCAACAACAATTAGGTTATTTCTGGAGACCAGAGGAGATTTCTTTACAGAAAGATAGGAATGATTATTCTGAACTATCTGAACAACAAAAGTTTATCTTTACTTCAAACCTAAAATATCAAACAATGCTAGATAGTGTACAAGGTAGAGGTCCATGTTTGGCATTTTTACCTTTCGTATCTAATCCTGAACTAGAAGGCTGTATTGTTACATGGGATTTCATGGAAACAATTCATAGTAGAAGTTACACACATATTATTAAAAATCTATACTCAAATCCAAATGAAGTATTTGATACTATTCTTACAGATGAGAAGATTGAAAAAAGAGCAGAGAGTGTAACAAAGACTTATGATGACCTAATCGAAATGGGTTATAGATGGCACCTAGATAAGAGTAAAGTTGATTTACAAGAACTTAAAAAGAAAATGTATCTTGCTATGGTGTCTGTAAACATACTTGAAGGATTAAGGTTCTATGTATCTTTTGCTTGTAGTTTCGCTTTTGGTGAATTAAAACTACTAGAGGGTAGTGCTAAGATTATTTCTATGATTGCAAGAGATGAAAGTCAACACCTTGCAATGTCACAAACAGTTATCAATAATTGGCATGACCGTAATGATGACAAAGACATGATTAAAATTAGAAAAGAATGTGAAAAAGAAGTCTATAAGATGTATGAGGAATCTGTAGAAGAGGAAAAAAGGTGGGCAACATATCTATTTTCACAAGGAAGTATGATTGGATTATCAGAAAAACTATTACACCAGTTTGTAGAGTACATGGCAAACCGAAGAATGAAAGCAATCGGTCTAACACCACAGTACGAACAAAAAACAAATCCTTTGCCATGGGTAGACCATTGGTTGAACAGCAAAGGTATGCAAAACGCACCACAAGAAACAGAGATTGAATCTTATGTAATCGGTGGTATCAAACAAGATGTAACTAAGGACCAATTTAAAAAATTTAAACTATAATGGAAAAGAGAAAAATAACATGTTCTTCCTGCGAAACTAAATATACCGTAATATGGGATATTGAAGAGCAAGATTTAGAACCACTTACTTGCCCATTTTGTGGACATGAGGTAGAACATGAAGAAGACGAACTTGAAGAACGACACGAAAGTGAAGTCGATATGGAAGACGAAGATTGGAATTGATTATAGTCTTACCAGTCCGGCTATACATATTGACGACATAAGAAGTGGTACTTTTTCATTTCATTACCTAACAAGTAAAAAGAAATGGACAGGTAAACAAGGTGAGAATATAACTGGTTATGAACATAAAGAATGGAACGACCCTATTGAAAGATTTACTTATATATCAGATTTTGTTATGGACCTATTATCAAACTACAAACAAAATCAACCAATTATTTTCATTGAAGGATACTCCTTTGGTTCAAAAGGCCAAGGTGTATTTCAAATTGCTGAAAATTGTGGTATTCTTAAATATCGTTTACTTGAAGAAGAGTATGGTTATCACACAGTTGTACCTAGTGTTGTTAAAAAAGGTGCTACTGGAAAAGGTAACGCAGACAAAGATATGATGTATGAGGCATTTGTGAAAGAATTACCAGATTACAATTTAAAAAAACTATTTGACACAGAAAAAGTGGGCAATCCATTATCTGATATTGTCGATAGTTATTATATTAAAAAGGTTGGCTATGAAAATCTATCTATTTAATACCAAAAACTCTTCATTACCATTTTTAAAAGCATTCTGTGAAAGACATAATCATAGAGTATTTAATGCTAAAGAAAATGATAGTGCAAAAGGTAAAGGTGCTGATAGATTTTTAGATTACAGTTGGCCAGACTGGAATTTAGAAATACCAGACATTGCAGTATTTCAAGGTTTAGTTAGAGGTACAAAAGAAGTACATGATGTTTGTATTGCTAAAGAGAAAGATTGGTTTTATTTTGACCAACCATATTTCTTTATGAAAGACTACCAACAATCAGACACAGGCGATAGATGGTATCGTATCTGTAAAAACAACACTCAAAAAAATTATTTAGAAAAGTCTTATAAGGTCGATAGAAGATTCGATAAACTTATGGAAAGACTTAATCAAAAATGTAAAGATGAATTAACACCAAAACCATGGCAGTATGACGGTAAACATATTCTTATTATACCACCTAGTTATCATACAGCTCTTTGGTATGGTATAGATAGACACCAATGGACACAAGACATTGTAAAGAAGATTGCAAAGTATGATAGAAAACATCCTATTGTTATAAGAGAAAAATTCAAAAACAAAGCAGATTGGGGAGATAAAGTAGATAAACCATTAATCGAAGATTTAAAAGATTGTTATGCTATGGTATCTTTTCACTCTATGTGTGCCGTACAAGCAGTTATGAATGGCATACCTAGTTATTGTAGTGAACATTCACCAGCTTATCCTGTAAGTTTAGGTTTAGATGAGTTAGACCAAATTAAAGACCCTTTATATGCTGGCGACAGAGAAGATTGGATAAAATCATTAATGTGTGCTCAATTTACCGAAGAAGAGATGAGAAGTGGTAAAGCATATGGGCATTTAAACGGAGAAAATGTATGGTAAAAAGAATAATCAATTGGTTTAAAACCAAATGGCAAAAATATCAAGCTAAGAAAAAGGACCCTTTTATATACAAATGAGAATACTAGGTATAAATTGTCTAAACCATGACGCAGCTATGGCCGTTACAGACGGTGCAGAGATATTATGGGCTGCTCATTCAGAAAGATATTCAAAGATTAAGAATGACCAATATCTTAATTGGGAGATTGTCAAAGAGGCCATGGCATATGGTCCTTTTGATAAGGTAGTCTATTATGAAAAACCATGGTTGAAAAAATGGCGACAACTAAAAGCAGGTCAATATAAACATGCATTTGACCCTAGAGAGTTGCCTAGTATATACCTAAGAAAATTTAATATCAAGATTACAGATTATGCACAACACCACCATTCACACATGGCAGGTGGTTATTACACAGCACCATTTGATGACGCTAATATATTAACAGTAGATTCTATTGGTGAATTAGAAACTATGACACTATGGGATAATGAGAAACTAATAGGTCGTCAAAACTATCCAATATCATTAGGGTTATTATATTCTGCTGTAACACAAAGAATTGGTTTAAAACCAAATGAAGAAGAATATATCACAATGGGTATGGCTGCTTATGGTAAACCAAAGTATGCTTCTTTTATGAAAGAATATTGGTTGAAAAGAAACAATCACAGAGGTGTACCTAAAGATGATATAAAACTTGCCACAGATTATGACTTAGCAGCTTCAGTACAAAAAGTATATGAAGATGAATTAAAAAAAATAGTTGTTAAACATTGTAAAAAAATAAATTTAGTATTGAGTGGTGGTTGTGCCTTAAATTGTGTTGCAAATAGTAATTTAAAGAGAAACATATGGATTATGCCAAATCCAGGCGATAGTGGTTCAGCATTAGGTTGTATACCTGCCGTTACAAAACAAAGATTAAACTGGAAAGGACCTTTTCTAGGTACCAATATTGAGGGCGAATACCCGATAGATAGTATTATCAAAGAACTAAAAGAAAACAAAATGGTTGGTGTTGCCAATGGTAGAGCAGAGTTTGGACCAAGAGCATTAGGTAATAGAAGTCTATTAGCAGACCCTAGAGGTGATGATGTAAAAGATATGGTCAATGTAATCAAAAGAAGACAAAAATTTAGACCATTTGCACCTGCTATATTACAAGAAGATGTACACGATTATTTTGATATGCCACAAGAAACAAGTCCATATATGCAGTTTGTAGGTAAGTGTAAATTTCCTAAAGAATTTCCTGCTATCATACATGCAGACGGAACAAGTAGAGTACAGACAGTTACAAAAGAAGACAATGAAGGATTTTATAATTTATTGAAAGAGTGGAAAAGACAAACTGGTTGTCCAATATTATTAAACACATCATTAAACATCAAAGGCAAACCAATGGTCAATGATAGAAAAGATGGTAATGATTTTGAAAGGAAGTATAATGTTAAAGTTGTATAACCTAGGCTGTAGTTTTGCATATGGCAATTGTGTACCAAAAAGAAATGTATTGTGTGATGAACACAAAGGACCTGGTACAATGATTGCACAGTATATGAATAGAGAAGAAGTTAATCTTGCTCGTAATGGTAATAGTATTGACGGTGTTCTTAGAAAATTATACACATACGATTTTGAAAAAGATGGTGTTGTATTAATTGGTGTGCCACCATCAGGTAGATTTCAAGTTATAAATGATAGTGAACAAATTTATAATAAAGAACGAGGTTATAAGTCAAGTTTATTTGGTAAAACAACTGAAAGTCAAAAATGTATAAAGTATGCTTACACAAAAGGACCTGGCACAAGAGGTGATTTCTTTCACACTTTAAAATGGGCAGAGGTTTCAAATGATAACATAAATGAAACATCCTGTTATCATGTATTGTTTAATATTTTAAAAATTCAAAAAAGACTACACGAATTAGGATTAGAATATTATATCTATAATTCTATAGGGTATAGAAATGACCCTAAAAACGAAGAGACCAATATTATCAGAGACCAGATAGATTGGAAAAACTACTACAAGCCAGAAACGAGTATGTTTGATATGGTCAAATCAAATGTAGAATATGAATTAGCAGAGGGCGACCAACATCCTAATCACTATGCTTACAGAGTATGGTCAGAGGGATTTATAGATTGGTTGGAAAACAAATGACAAAATTACTAGAAAGTTTACAGAGATGTAAACATGAAAACAATCCATGGGACCATTTTATCATTGAAAATATCTTAACAGATGAACAAGTTGATGAAATTAGAAACGCTAGTGTAACTAGAGAAGGCGTTTTACATGATGGCACAAGGTCTGGTTATAAACAAGGTGTTGAGAAACAAAACCACAAACTACGAGAATACATTACAAAAGATAATTACCAAAAGTATCCTGAACTAACAAAATTTATTAATGAATTGCGTAGTAGACCTGTAAGAGAACATATTGCTAAGATGATTGGTAATGAAAATGACTTTGCTGGCTCATTTGTAAGACTAGAGGTATTGAATGATACAGAGGGATTTTGGTTGAAACCTCATTGTGATATACCAGAGAAATTAATATCAAGTTTGATTTATGTAAATAAAACAGGTGAAAGTTTTAATCTAGGTACAGATTTATATAATGAAGATTTAGAGTTGGTAAAAACTGTACCATTTTGGCATAACTATGGATACATATTTCATGGACCTAACAAATGGCATGGTATGAATAAAGGCAAACAAATTAAAGTAGAAAGAAGAGGCATACAATTAAATTATGTAACTTTTCAAACAGATTGGCCAGTATATGAAGACTAATTATGATTGGTGTTTAGAAACTTATTTAAAATCTAAACCATACATAAAACAATTTAGAACTGCTATTGATGTAGGTTGTAGAGATGGTGATTATTCTTTACCTTTAGTAGAAGATTTTGAAAGAGTACATGCATTTGATTATAGACCTAGAATGAAGTATGAACATAAGAAATTAACATATCATCAAGTTGCATTAGGTGACGAAAGCACCACAGTAAGAGCAAAAGGTGGCACAATTGTAAAACATGGTGATAAAGATGTACAGCAAAAAAGATTAGATGATTTAAACTTAGATGAAGTCGATTACTTAAAGATAGATGTAGAAGGACACGAATTGAAAGTTTTAAAAGGTGCAATAGCAACAATAGAGAAGTGTAATCCTGTTATTGTTATTGAAGAAAACGGTTCGCAAGAATTGTACAACAAAGGCGACAAAGATGACGCATTGATTTATTTACAAACTTTAAACTATAGAGTTGTACATAGATTTAATAAACCAAATCCATTGGATATAATATTAGTGAGGTAATATGGAAGAAACACAACTATTAAATGAAATCAAAAGACTTGAAGGTATTTACATGCAACCTCAAGACTTTAAACAATACAAGAATTACTGGTTACCAGAGAGTATTGTAAAAGAAAACAATAATGTATTATCATTAGGTGTACACAGAGATGTAGGTTGGGAACAATCTATGTTAAAAGATAATCCTAATATGAATATACATTGTTATGACCCTACACCAGATAGTGTAAAACTATTTGAAACAAATTTTGAGGGTAAAAACAATATGACATTTCATCAAGTGGCATATAATAAAACACCTGGTAAAATGAAATTCTATTATGACCAGAATGACTTATCTAAATGTTATTCTTTGTTACCATTACCACAATTTGGTGAAAATCCAGCATATATTGAGGTAGAATGTAAAAATCTAAAACAAATTATGGAAGAAGACATGCCACAACCAGATATTATTAAGGCTGATATTGAGGGTGTATGGTATGATTTTTGTACAGAGATTTTAACTTATGATGTACCATTCAAAGCATTTCTAATTGAGTTTGAAGTAAAACTAATTGATAATGAAACTAGTTTACAGCAATACGAACAACTATTAAAAGACTTAAATTACAAGTATGAAGTATTTTTAAATAGACCAAGAAACAAATGTTTATCTGAAGCTATTGTATTAAGAGGTAGATAATGAAAAAAGTCTTTGATTGGTGGTTACCTAATAGTGATAAACATATAGCAGAGAAATTAGAAGAACAATCTCCTGTTAATAGAGGTTATGACTATCAGACACAACAAAGAGATTATGCATTATCATTTTCTTTAAAATATGCAAGTAGAAGTAAAGTCGCAATAGATATTGGTGCTCATGTAGGTCTTTGGTCTGTAGATATGGCCAATCACTTTAAAGAACTAATCTGTTTTGAACCTGTAAAACTTAATAAAGAATGTCTAATTAAAAACCTCACAGATAGAAATATTAAGAATTACACACTATACGATTGTGCTTTAGGTGGTAGAGATGGTAAGATAAATTTATCAACAGATGATGATAATACAGGTAATCCATATGTTGACCAATCTGGCACATATGAAGTTGATATGAGAAGACTAGATAGTTTTGGTCTTAAAAGAGTTGACTTTATTAAAATAGATGTAGAGGGTTATGAGTTAGAAGTATTAAAAGGTGGCGAATATACAATTACATCTTGTAAACCTATCATTGTATTAGAAACAAAAGATAAACATTATGAAAGATATGGTACAAACTTTAGAGAAATAAAGAGATGGTTAGAAGCTAGAAGTTATGTGATTGACAATGTAATTAATTCAGAAGCAATATTTTATAACAAACATTTACCTACTAGAACATATTTTGCGAGTAAAGATGAACATTAAAACTATTACAACATACAATAATAAACTCTATAAAGAATATGCTTATAGATTTAAAGAGACCTATAACTGGCCATTTCCTTTGAAAATCTATAATGAAGATGAATGTATGATGAAAATTTTACCTGAATTGAAAGAGTTTGTAGAACGAAACAAAAATAGACAACCATATTCTGATTACAAAGTAAAAGGTAAAGAGTTTCTTACAGATGGTGTTCGTTTCAGTTATAAGGTTTATGCATATTGTCATGCCATTATCAATGAAGATGTTGATGGTTTGATATGTATTGACGCTGATAGTGTGTTTCATAAACCAATTGATGAAGAATGGATTAAAAAACATATTCACAAAGATGATTGTATGATGACATATCTAGGTAGAGGTGACCATTATAGTGAATGTGGTTTCTTATACTTTAATTTAAAACATCCTGCTGTTCTATCGTATGCACATAGAATGAAATCATTGTATGATACAGATGGCATATATAACCTAAAAGAACAACACGATAGTTATGTATGGGATTATGTAAGAAAAGAATTTGAAAAAAGAGGCACAAGAAATTACAACATTGGTGATGGTAAACCAGGTCATGTACAAGCAAGGTCGATATTAGGACCTGTTTATGACCATACCAAAGGCAATAGAAAACTGAAAGGTAGAAGTCCAGAGGCAAGAATATGATAGATGTTTTTATAGGTTATGATGAGGGAGAAAAGGTTGCCTTTCATGTATTGGCAGAGAGTATTAGAAGAAACTCTAGTCAACCAGTTTCAATCACACCATTGTGTTTGAATAATATACCAGAATTTACAAGAGAGAAACAAGAAAACCAATCTACAGATTTTGCATTTAGTAGATTTATGGTGCCTA